CAAGGCGGAGGCTGCCGGGGGTGATGGCGTTGCCCGCGTAGAGGACGCTGTTGCCATTGAGGGCAACCGAGCCGATGAGGCTGCTCTCCCCTTTAGCGGCGTCAAAAATCAGCTGCTGCTGGCCGGCGGCGGTGAGGTCGGTGTGCGAGGTCTCGATTTGCGAGGTCGGCACCAATTTTTCCATCAGCGAGGGGACTTTGAGGGTCATCACCCCCTTGCGGATGGCTTCGACCAGCGGCTTGACGCCGTAATACTGCGCGCCGTCGGCAATGTGGGTCTCGCGCAGCTTGCACGCCGGGTCGGCATAGGCGATGGAGGGATAGTCCACGCCGACAAAATCGGCGGTGAGCGCCGTCGAAATCTCCATCTTGACCACGGTGCGGACAAAATCCTTGCCGCTCGTCACGTCCGTAAACGTCCTGTCCTCGCTGCTGACGCGGATAACCTGGATGTACTGCTCCTCGGTGGGGTAGCCCTTTTTGACTTGGCGCAGGCAATAGACATCACCGACCAGCGGCAAGGCCTCATCGGTGCGCTGATACGCCTGGACGATGCGTGAGCCGAGCGATTGCGTCGAGAGCAGGGTCATCTTGCTCTCGATGGTATAGACCGCGTAGGCGGCGATGCGCTTGATGATGTCCTTGCGCCGCTCGCCATAACGCACGCCGCGGTAGAGCAGGTGCGAGACGTTGGCCGCCTTGGCGGGCTTGCTGATGATGACGTGCGCGCCCCAGAGCGGGGTGGCATCCGGGCGGCGCACGCCCGCGTGTACCGAGCGCGCGTTAAATCTGCCCTGGGTGCGGTCAACGTCCGATGGTGTCGGCATCAGCTCGCCCGGCGCCCCGGTGAGCTCTTGCGCGGTCATCAGGCCGCCGCCGTCGGGGGCATCGGTCAGGCGCTCGGTGGCGTAGATTTTGAGGTCTTGGCGGGTGAGGAGGGTTTTGCGTTGGGTCATGTGGTACTCGGTTGCAAATGGTGTTTAAGGTGTTTAAGCGGTAATTAAAGGGTCATTAAGCGGATTTCAGCGCGATACCAGTCGCTGTCGGCATCGTGTGTCCACCACACCGGGGACACGGCAAGGGCTTTGTCGTGCCCCCGAAAAATCACGTTGAGTTTTTGTCCGTGGTAGTCGAGCGTCATCTCCAACTCCGGTACCGCTGCCCAATCATGCAGAGTCGTGAGCGTGGCGCGCGCCAGCCAGTTATGGTTATCTTCATTGCCGAGCGTCACCGGGCGTCCGGCAAGCATCGTCCCCTGTTGCACGATGACTGCGCCGCCAAGGCTGTATTGCGGTGAGGCTTGCGCCAGCGGCGACCAGTCGTGTTCGTCTGTCCAGCGCAGACGGTCGGGGAGTTCGAGGACGGCGTTGGTGTCTTTACGGGTCAGTGTGATCATCGTGGGCTCCGTTTGGCTTCGTTGAGCAGCTGGCGCGCAAATTCCTGTGCGCCTTCGTTTTTGAGGATTCCGCGGGTACGGTCATCCAGTGCATCCACCACCTGCTGCGGGCTGATGTCGCCTGCGCCGTGGCTGGTGGCGCTGCTGGTCGTCGTGCTGCGCGGCGTGGCGTTACCGCGGCTGCGCGATTCCTGCGCGCGCGCTGCCGCCTCGGCTTTCTTGTCCGCCGCCTGCCGCGCCTTCTCGGCGCCGATTTGCCGCTGGAGTTCGAGGGCACGCTCGTACTGGGCGATTTCTTCGGCGTTGCCACGGATTCGCGCCTCTTGCAGCTTGCCCTCCAGCTCGCGCAGCTTGCGCTGCTGCTCCAGCTTCGCGGTTTTGCTGTCGTCGCCCTTGAGCTGCGCCAGTTCGGCATCAAGATCGGCGGCGGTGTCTTTGGCCTGCTGTTGCAGGTCTTCGAGTTTTTTCTTGGCGGCGTCGATGCTGGCGTTGAGGTTTTTGAGGGTGGTGCTGTCCAGCGCGGCGATGTTGGAGCTGGCGGCGTGCGTTGCCTCCGCGATGTCGTGCATGGAGACGGTGCCGTCGCTGGTTTTTTGGTTGAGGCGCTCGGTGGCCTCCTCGGCGTGCTGCACGTCGGCGACATACTGCTGGCCAACACGCGACATCGCCTCAACCTTGCGCAGGTAGTCGTCGGCGTCCATATGCCCCATGCTCGTCACCATGCGGTTGATGGCGTCATCGACGAGCCCGATGGCCTCGGCATTGAGCTTGCTGGCGTCGTAGATGGTCATCATCGCCTTTTTCTTTTTCTCGGTGGCTTCGGCGCTTTTTTCTGCCCCGGCGGCTTCGGCCTCGGCCGCGTCTTTGTGCGCCACAGCGTTATCACGCACCGCCTGTGTTTCGGCTTCTTTCGCTTCTTTGACTTTGCCGGAGGCGTCGGCGAGCGCCTGCGTCGCCTGCCCATGCTGCTCCAAGGCGCTACGCATCGCATTTGCCGCCTCCGCCCCGCCCTGCATCCCGGCGCGCAGGATTTGCATTTGCTCGGCTGTGAGGCGGGAGAGTGTGCCGGTGCGCTGCATCTCGTCGTGCAGCGCTTTGAAATCCGCTGCGCTTGACAGCTTCGACAGGCTGCTTGTAAAGGCGGTCTGCACCGCCTGCGCCGTCAGCTCGCCGCTCGTTTTCAAGCTGGCCATGCCGGTCTGCCAGTTGGCAAGCATTTCGGAGACGCCGGTGGAGAGGCCACGGGCGAGGTCGGCGCTGCTGATGTTGAGCGCGGCGAGGGCTTTGGCGGCGGCATCGCCGGTGTCTTTGTAGGCATCCGCAATGTCCTTGATGGCGTCGGCTTTTGCCTGGTCACCGCCAACGCTCTGCCGTAGCGCCGCCTCGGCCGCTTTGACTTCTTGCGCGCTGCCGCCCGCCGCGCTGCTCATTGCCGCCCAGGCACGCGCCAGTTTGTCGATGTCATCCCCGGCGTCCCGGGCAACCGCCGTAAAGGCTGCAATGGCTTTGCTCGCCTTGTCACTAATACCGCTGGCGTATTCTTGCGCTGAGAGATTGAGTGTTTTTAACGCGGCATTGAGTCCGGTTCCTACTCCGGCAACACCTTGCGCGATAGTCTGGTTCATCGTCAGAGCTTCGTCTTCAGTCAGCTTCGCGGTTTTGCGCCACTCTTGATAGATTTGCTGTACTGCCGCCACACCCTCGCTGGTATCGATTTTCGCAAAGGCGTTTTGCAACAGTCCCTGCATTTCTGTGGCAGATACTTGTGTCTGTGTGGTGATTTTTTTCAGCGCGTCGGTAACCTCTTTTTCGCCGTCACTCATCTGCCGATAGGCGGCAGGCACGTCAGCACCCAGTGCCTTGTAGGCATCGGCCAAAGCCGCTACTTCGTCGCGCGTGCGCTTGACCGCGGATTGAGTACCATCAGCGGCCTGTGTGGTAATAATGCCCAATTCTTGTGCTTGCTTGGCGACACCGGCCAACAGCGACGCCTCCTCCTCGTGCGTGATTTTGAATTGGTCGCGCAGCTGATGGATGTACGTTTCCGCTTCGCTAAAGGCGGCGGGAGAGGTCAGGGTTTTTAGCGATTCACCGACCGCATCAACTTGCTCACGGGTGAGTCGTGCCGCCCCTTGGCTGAGTTTGGCAAGACTGTCCAGTGTGGTACGGGCGGCGGCACCAATCTGGTTGGCTGCATCCTGTGCCGCCTTATTCTGCTTGTTGAGTTCTTCTATCGCTTTGTCGGATTCGATTTCAGCACGGCGCTTTGCGATGGCGTCTTTTAGTTCGCGCTCGCGCGCCGTCTGCTGCTCCAGCTCGGCGGTAACTTTGGCAAGTTTTTCGCTCTGACTATCAACAAGCGGCAACACGTCTTTGACGGATTCACCCAGATCGCCCCATGCCCCTTTGCCTTGTTGCTGGATTTGCAGCAGGGCATCGCGGCTTTTGTCGGCAGCAGCAGCGACAGCCTGCAATCCCTGCTCAGCCGCCTCAATGTTGAGCGGGATACCTTGCCGAGCCTGTGCTTGCAGGTCTTGGTATTGCTGGTTGGCGTCCTTGACTGCCTGCTCCATATTGCGCAGGCTGGTAGTTGCGGCATCGGCTTTGCCGCTCATCAGCGCAAAGGCGGCGGCGCCGGCGGTGATGACGGTGGCCAGCGGGTTGGCGCGCACCAATGCAGCAAGCGCTCCGACGGCACCGCGCAGCGCGGTTGTGGTGGCAGCGGTTGCAATCGCCTGTGCACGCATCGCCACATTCATGCCGGTGGATGCAGCAGAGGCGGCGGCCAGCTGTGCACGGTAAGCGGAGAGCGCGGCAGTCGCGCGGCTGTAACCGGCGGTGAGCGCACCGGTTGCTGTTGCCCCCTCAACGCCCAGCACACGCATGGCACCGCCAAAAGTAATCGATGCCGCCTTAGCGGAAGCGAGCAACGTGACAAAGCGAGTGATTTCCGGGTGGGTCTGTGCAAATTGCAACACCGCCTCGGCCATGCCAGTAAATCCCTGTGCCGAAGTAGCAACCACCGGCAGCAGTTGTGCGCCAATCTCTTTGACGAGGTTGCCGATGGCGATTTGTGCCTGCTCCAGTTTTTTTGCGGTAGTGTCCATCTGCGCGGCAAATTCGTTTTGCATCGCGCCTGCCGTCCGGGTCTTGTCGCCGACAAGTCCGAGCTGGCGGTCGTACTCGGCGAGTGAGCCCACCATCAGCGAGATATCATCAGCGTACTCCTGCCCAAAGAGCTTGGTGAGCGTAATGGCGCGCTGTTGATTGTCGAGTTTTTCGAGGCTCCCCAAAAACTCGCGCAAGGCCGCCTGCGGGTTGTCGCGAATACTCTGTGCAAGGCGGTTGGCAGACAACCCCAAATCATCCAGCCCTTCGCCAAAGGATTTGACGCCCTGCCCACCGGTTTGCAAACGGTTGAGTAACGCATTAATGGCCGTCGAGGCGGTTTCCGGGCTTTTACCGAGAGCGATAAAGGAGGCTGCGAGAGCAGCGGTCTGTTCGGTAGCAAGGCCAAACTGTTTAGCGCTACCGCCGATGCGGGTCAGCGCTTCAACGATTTCTCCTTCACGCGCTGCGGTATTGTTGCCGAGGACGTTGATGGCATCGCCCAGCTCGCGCACCGAAGCCAGCGGAATCTGGAATACGTTGGCAATTTTTGCGGCGGCATCCCCGGCAGCATCAGCACTCATGTCAAACGCGACCGCCATTTGTCCGGCAAGGCGCGTAAATTCTGGCAGGTCCTCAAAGGCGACGCCGAGGCGACCACCGGCAGCGGTGATTTCAGCGACGGCTTCCGGCACCATGCCGAGTTCAATCGCCAGCTCCTTGACCTGCGAGGAGAGCTGCGCCATTGCTTCCGGCGTGGCATCCACCGCTTTTTTGACTGCGGCCATCGCCGCCTCAAACTGCACCGCCTCGTGCACCACGCCTGCCAAACCACCCCCAGCGGCGACAATGTCTTTCAGACCAGCTACCATCTCGCCGAGCCGTCCGGCGCTGTCTTGCGCCGTCTTTCCGACTTCTCCCAGCTCACCACGCAGTTCAGCGACTCGCTCGCCATGCAGTGCTGTCGCACGTGCCAGTTCTTCTTCGGTAAGCGTACCGCTCTCGCGCAGCTGCTCCAATGCGTGGTCAAGTTGCGCAATTTCTTGGCGCGCCCGGTCGTCGGCGTCGAGGCCGATAGTAACCCGCGCGCCTTCCAACGCCGAGAGTTCATGGCTGACGCTGCCGAGCTGGCGCTCCAAGTCGGCGAGCTGGGCACGGTGCAGTTCGGCTGCACGTGCCAGTTCTTCCTGCGTGATGTCCCCCTGCTCTTGCAGAGTTTTGTAGGCGGCAACGACTTCTTCAATGCGTTTTTTTACGGCCTCGTCATTGGCAAGGCCGAGAGTGATTTTGGCGCGACTGATAGCATCCAGCTCATCTTTGGCGTCATGCACCCGCTGCCCCAATATGCCCATATCCTTGGCGCCCTGATTGGCAGCTTCGGCGAGGTCGCGTAGACGGCTGGCCTGTTGGGTACTGTCGAGGTTGCTCCATTCACGTCGCAGCTGCTCGGTGGCGTCACGCAGTTGCCCGGTTTCGCCGCCTGCATCTTCAATACGCTCAATGAGACGTTCAAGGTGCGGCAATCCCTCGACGCCCGCGCTAATCAGTAATTCGGCAGATAATCTGGACACAATAAAACCCCGTATTAAACGGGGTTATTGTCTGGTTTAGCCGGTTTTGCAGTTAGTTGTGTCCCTTCATCTGGGCGTTGTCATGCGCGAATGAGGCACAAATCATTTTGTCACCCATTTTTCGCATCATTTGATACGCAAATATAAAAGTACCCGCCCCCGCCGGAAGGATCAGAACGGTCGTGGCGGGCTGCCGTGGTTGTTTCATGGCACGCGACACTCACGGCTTGTCGCGCTTGCGGTCAGTAGAGAACCACCTGATGAATACTGAATGTGTGGTTATTTTTTATTCGGTAAATTGAGTGAAGCGGTACGGGCTGGGCTTGTCCGCCGGTTTGAGCGCGGTACCGGAAACGCCGTTTTTCCACCAGTCGTCAGAGAGCCAGTCAAGGTTGCCGTCGGATTGCAACGCAGCATGCCAAATGTTGAGGATGCCCTCCTCGCCGGTGATGCGGTCGCGTCCGTCCAGATACAATTCCATGTCAAACCGCTGTACGGTGTCGGCATCAATGGCAAACCCCTTGCTGCCTTTGGTCTTGTAGCTGATTTTCAGCGGGTCTTTGTCCTGCACCGTGGTCTTGCCTGCAATGAGGCGCACCATGCCGAGGCGGGCATTGACCTCAAAATGTTCGGCGGGGACAGCGGTGCCGCCTGCACCTGCTTTCAAGGTGATACCAGCTGGGTCAATATCCTGTTCGGCCAGTTTCAGCCACTGCCCAACGGTCGCTACCAGCGCTTCATCGGTGACGGTTTTCGGTGTGGTCGTAAGATCCACCGCCTCGCCCATCAGTGCCCGCGCCATTGCCGACTTGTCGAAGGTATTAAATTCCATTTTGATTTTGGTGACGCCCGGCTTGGTGACCGATTCAATCGCTTGTCCGTAATCGTTTTTGCCAGTCGATTGCAGCTCCTCGGTGTCGCTGCTTTTTTCAAAGGTCAAACTGGTGAGGTTGCCCAGTTTGACCGCGGGGTCGGTTGAGCCAAATTTGCGCCCGTAGAGGTCGCCTGAGTATTTTTTGCCGCGTAAGGACATGGTGTGCTCCGGTAAGGGTTAAGGTGTGTCGGCGGTGATGGCCACCGCCGTGCTAAATCGCAGCGGAAATAAGGCATAGCCGTCGCGGTAGGCGATAGGCAGGGCGCTGCGTTGAGTAAAGGGTTTTGTGGTGAGTGCTCGCCCGTCAGCGTCTTGCGGGTCAAAACCCTGTAAGGCGCGGGCGATGGCGGTATAAGTCTCGCCAAGTCCGTCTTCGCGGTAGGGATTGCGGTTAGGGTTATAGACCCGCTTGGCGAGGATGACCGAGAAGCCGACTTCTATGGTTTGTTCACGTGCTGATGCGGTTGTAGTCGGGGTGAATCCGTCAAGGATGACGTACACCGCACCATCTACCGGCATCACCGCGCGGTCGTCGCCAAGGGCACCCATTTCCTGTGCCTCGTAGACTTTTTTCACTCCCGGCACGCTTTCAATGCGTGCCAAAAGTGCCGGATAGCAGGCGAGAATGTTGTCATGCCAAGCGGGTTTCACAGTACGTCCTCCAAAAATTGCTGCACGAGTTTGTCGATTCCTGTTTTGTCTTCAGCGGACAGCCCCAAAAAACGGCGCGCCGGCATGTGTACGGTGCCGCTCTGGTGGTACTGGCCATAGTGGCGATCAGTCCCCACCGCTACGCTCTGCGTGCTGGCAAAGTAGGTAATGGATTTACGCAGGTCGCCGTGGTCAACGAGGATGCCGCCACGGATACTGCCGCTCTTGTTTTGCTTGCGCTCAAGGGTTTTCGGATTCAGTTGCCCCCATGACACCCCTTCCGGGTCGCGCTTGGTCTCAAAACGCTCGCGCGTACTGTTTTCGAGGAGCAGGCCGATGGCATCCATCAGCGGCGTCAGATCACCACCAAGGCGCGTCTGCAAGGCATGCAGATTGGCAGACAGCTGTGGCAGTTGGTCGCTAACAACGAGTTGCATCACTCATCCGCCCACGGCCGTTTTGGCAGGACGTTGGGGCGCACCGCAATGGCGCTCACCGGCTGTTTTGGAGTGGTGTCGCCCATACCGGTCAGCATGGACGGGTTTTTCATCACCTCTTTCAACCAAACGATGGCCTGCTTGTAACGCTCGCGCACGATTTCGGTCGCGCCGTCCTCGTGCAGGTAGTAGCGGGCGATATCGCAGGCTTTAAGTACCAGCGCCTTCGGCGGGGTAATGCCCACCAGACCGACCGGGGCGAGGTAGCTGTTTACTTCTGCTTCTGCATCAGCAATCGCTTTTGCCACCACCGCCGCGTTTATCGTGCGGTATTCGTCGTGGTCGGAGAGGCGGGCGATTTCCTCCTCGCCAAAGCGCTCAACCAAGTCGGTCTGGCTAATCATGGTTTATGCCACCTTAATGGTCGCCACCAGTTCGGGGCGCAGTACCAGCGGCAGCGGGTTGCTCTGCGCCTCCAAGTCCCAGCCTTTGTCGAATTTCATTGCCACCCGCTTGGCGTAGTAGGGCTGCGCCATCGTGTTCACCGTCTCGTTGTAGTTGGCGGGCGCGAAAAATTCGGCAAAGGTGGTGCGGCTACCGGCTGGCAGCAGGATGGCTTCGCCGTCGGCAATTTTCATGCCGTTGCCAAAGTCGTGGTCGTACTGGATGAATTTGATGTTTTTGTGCATGAAATCCACCCAAGTCTCGCCCTCGCGGTACACCTTCGCTTGCTCGTAGCGTTCGTAGATGCGCACGATTTTGTCGTGATAGACCAGCGCACGCATGAAGGCGGGGCTGCACAGGCAAATCCAGCCATTGACCGCTTCGCCGTTCAGGTTTCTCTTGAGCGCGGTCATGGTCTCGTCGATTTTCTCGCCGACTTTGGTGGTCTGCGTACCCAAATCCCAAACGTGCGCCTGGCGGGTAAAGCCAAAGCGGTTGTAGATGTCGAGCAGCTCGCTCGTGCCGTCTGCGTTCATGATTTTGCCTTGCAGCGCGCCGAGCATCAGGTGCTCGCGCGTCATCTCAATATCGGCTTTCATGCTGGCTAATTTGTCGTTAACGACTTTGGCAACCGTAGTTGTTTTTTCGCCGCCAAACTCGCGCACGTTCTGCACGTCATCCGCCATCACCACATCGGCACGCGGCAGGTGCAACATGTCGAAATTTTCAATGTTGCGCGTCTCGCGGGCGGGCGGCTCGCCGGCGGCATTGCGCGGCACGGCTTTGACCAAGCGCAGTGCGCCGTTTTTGTTTTCCACGCGCACATAGGTGGTCGTGAGCGGTTTGGGTGCAAAGATGCCGAGGCTGCGGATGATGGTCGGCGTGACCGGCAGGCGGTTGATGGCCTGCGTCAGCGGGACAACGCCAAACTGGCTGTTACTGGATAGGGGCATGGGTTACTCCTTATTTATGCGGGGTGCCGACGTAGACAATGCCGTAAGCATCACCGGCGGCGATAAATTCTTCGACTTTCATATTCGCCGCCGCCGCTTCGTTCACTTTTTTCCCGGTGATTTCGCTTTCGGCGACGTAATCAAGGTTAATCACGCAGTTGTGCGGCTGTACCACTACTTCACCGTTCATTTCATCGGTGAGCGCCACCAGCCACGGATTGCCCTTGCGCAGCGTGTATTTCACCAGCTGCCCGGCCTTGGTGCCGGGTGTAACCCTGACCACGCGACGCGACAGCGCGAGCGCCTCGCCCTTGAGCAGGTCGCCCAGTTGCACCGGGAAGGTTTCGGATTTATTAGACATATGCGCCTCCCTTGCCACGTGCTACAGCATCGTCCAACAAGGCATTGCCGCTTGGTTTGTTGTCATCTGTATGAGTTTCACTCATCAGCCAGCCTGCGGCCTGTTCGTTTTTCGGTGCAAGGTCGGCAATCATCGCCTTGGCGGTTTCGGCGTCAGCGGCAAGCAGTACCTCATAAGTTTTGCCGGAGAGGCCTTGCCAGCCCTTGCCGTCTTGGGTCTTGACGTAACCGGCGGCAGAGAGCTGTGCATCTACTTGGGCGGCACGGTTTTCGGCGGCGAGGTTTTCTTTTTCTTTGGCGAGTTCTTCGTTGCTTTTTTTCAACGCCTCGACTTCTTTTTTCAGCTCGGCGATTTCGGCGAGCGCTTCTTCAAGGGTCACGGTTTTCTCCTGTGGATTGGGGTTTTCGGGGTCATCATCGTCGCCAAGGACAGTGGCGTGGGTGGATTTATCGACCCCGGTCGGCGTGAAACTCACCTCGCGCACATCGCTGTCGCGCAGAATGAGGATGGGACCGGTAACGGTTTGTCCGTTGACGCTGGCCGTTTTGCCCGCAGGCAGGCTCTCAACGCGCGCCGGGTCAATATGCGCGCTCATCTGCCAGGGGAAACCCTGGTCAGCCTCGGCGGCGACTTGTTTGCCGTGCTCGTTGTCCAATAGGGTGCCGCTGATGGTGAGGCCGTCGGCACCAATGGTCAGCTTGCCCACACCCACGCGCGCTGCACGGTCGTGCAGGAGCAGCGCCGGTACGGCGTCCTTGTGGGTGAGGGTGGACAGATCAACGATGGCGCGCTTGCCCTTATAGACAAAGGGCTTGCCAGAGTGCGCCACGCCGCTGAAGGTGCGCGGCGCGGTGTTGTCCGCGCTGGCAGCTGCGAGCTGTACACCGCCGAGTGGCAGGTGGCAGGCAGGTGTAGGGGGTTGGTTTTTGCGCATGGTGGGTTGCCCCGTGGTTTCGATGGAGCGCAGTATGCCGGGCGCAAAAAAAGCCGGTTAGACGACCGGCTTCAGCGAGGGGGATTTTCGGAAATTCCGAACTTTGTTGTTGTGGGGGTGGTTGTGGTTTGTGAATGGGGCGAGAGCCGATTTAAAACCCGTTTAATTCTTCGCCCAGTCATTTAACGGTTTTTGGTGGGCATCCTTGCCTTGGTTTTGCTCTTTAACGGCGCAGAGGGCGATTCAGGCGGTTTTGTCAAAAATAGACTTCCGCCTCGGGGTCATGCTCCTTGATTAAGGCCAGCGTTGCTTCTGTGCGTTCGTATTCTGCGTCTGCGGTGTCGTAAGCCAGCGCCTCAGGGATGTCAAAGCCGCCAAATTCCAACACACTAATCAATTCCCGGCTATACGTAGGCGCTTTGTCAATAATAACCAACCCTGGCGGTGGGTATCTGCCGATGTGGCGGGCTGTAATAGCCTTATGGACAGCGGTTTCCAGTGCAGCAACGGCTGATGCGTCGCCCGTAATCTTGCCGCTGCCTTCTTCAAACTGGATTTTGCCCAGCACTTTTTCTTGCCGGGAAAGCACAAAATCAAATTTCATATAGCCCTCCATCGCGTCAATACAGCCAACGTAAAGCGGAACAGCGCCTCATCGCTGTGCAGCAAGTCAAACAGTTCCCGGTCTCCTCCCAATAGCGCCTGGAATGACATGGTGAGCATTTCCTTCGGCTGTGGGTCATCTTCATCGCCATAGATTTTACCCCAATAGGGATGAGGGAAAGCGTCTTTCTTGGTGAGCTCGTCCGCGCGGAAGCGTCCGGGTAATATTTCAGCCAGTTTTTCCATAGGCTCACCTTTGGTGCGTAGCTCCCAGTAACGGGCAAAGAGTGCATCCAGCTCTGGCATGACCGCTTGCAGGCGATGCCCAAACTCATGCACGTGAGTGGATAGCCGGGTTGCCACGTCGCGGTGTCCAATATTGCGCATCAACAGGGTGGCGGTGTCGCCGGGTTTGATTTGTTTGCTAATGGCGGCCTGTTTGAGGGCTTTTTCAATCATCAGGTCGTCATCAATAATTTTTTGGATACGTGCCGCAGATATATTGGGATAGATGCGGGCAAAAGCGCGGTTGTTCATACTTTGCACCGCAGTCACGCCCGCTTCATTGGATTTTTGCACCCAGTCGGCGGGATAACGTCGCAGTATTTCGATCACTTCGTCGACATCCGCTTTGGCGCCCACCACCCGCGCAGCTTCGCCAGTAACCACCCCTTCGCGCTGCATGATTTCTGCGATTGCTTCATGTCCAGCACCACGCTGGATGGCGGCAGCGATGATGTCTTGGTATTTTTCGTAGAGTCTTTCGCCCTCGGCGATGATGCTGGCGCTGTCCTTGAATATCCGCTGCGTGCTCATGTGCGCCTGCAAGCGCTCCAGATCATCCAGCAGACCGCGCGCAAAGGCGTCGCCGTGTTTTTCTTGTGCCATTTGCAGCAGCGCCTCCAGGCGGTCGCCGGGGTTGTGCGCAAAGGACGGGTTGACGCCCTCCGGATAGTACTCAACCTCGCCAGTGCGAGTGTTGATATGTTCGACGTCTTTGAGTACGGGGCTTTTGCTGATACCGGTTTTTTCGGCCTGCTCGCGCGTTAATGCCCGCACGTTGCATTTGCATCCCCAGCCATTAGGCGGGAAATGGGTACTCCAAAACGGGTCATCGACCGGCAGCACAATGTTATAAAACGGTTTGTGCGCCTCGCGCGGCTCGGCTGCATCCGAGGGGATGTATTTGAGGTAGGGGAACAGCTTTTTGTTGCGCTGGATGCGCTCCCATTGCCCGGCGGCGTAAGCGGTGTGCAGGTTGGTGTGGTAGATGGTGCGCAGGCGACGCGTGCTGCCCAGTTGTACTTTTTGGATTTCGCCGGTGTCCGGGTCGCCCATCACCGCCTGCCCCCACCAACCACGCGCCATTAAATAGGGTTTAAGCCGCTTTTGAAAGGTCGCAAAATCGGTGCCGTTTGCGAGTGCATCGGTCATCGCCGCGCGGGTTTCGGCCAGCATATCCTCGTCCATCATTTTGGCGACGGTAAAAGATACGGCATGCTCGTAGCTGGCAGTATCCTGCCAGGCAAAGCTGATGTGACTGCGCTTGCCTGTGAGGTGCTTGAGCGCCTCGCGGTTGATGAGCGGCTTGTGTTTTTCTGTTATTCCGGCCATGCGTCTGCTCCCGCCTGCCCTGCCGCAAATGCCGCTTTCAGCTTGGCTTCGAGTTCGGCGGTCATGCCACCGTCCGGCAGTTGCAGTGTCGCGAGTGCCGCCTCAAAGTCCGGGTAATCTTTGGCATCTGCCAGCGCGGCGAGGATGGCATCTATTTTTGGCGCGAGGATTTTGCGGTCATGGTCGAGGTCGCCTTTGCCTGCCTCCCCTGCTGACTGCGAGAGGCGCAGCGACAATGCCGTGCCATCGCTAGCAGGAGGCTCAAGCAGTTGGATATGGTCTTTTTCAAAGCCAAGGACGTCGGTGTAATAGGCTTCGGTCAGACGTACCTGCCCGGTGGCAAGGTATTTAGCGTCGCGCTCGGCACGCTCCAGGCTGATTTCGGCATCGCGCTCAAACTCAAACCACACCCCCTGCGGGGCGGGGATAGCGAGGCCAAAGCTGCGGTTGACCGCGAGCAGTGCATTGATGGCGTGTTGTCCTGCCTCTTGCAGCAGGTCGAGGTAACCAGCGATACGGTCTTTGCGCGCCTTGTCGTCGGTTTCTTGTGCGCTGCGCGAGCCGCTGTCAAGCTCCGAGGTTTTCACCCTTCCCAGCAGCAGTTTCTGGATGCGCGCGTTGGCCAGCCGCTCAATGCGGGCAAAGGCCTGGCCGTCGCTGTCCAGTTTGTGCAGGGCGATTTCGTCGTCCTTGCCGATGACGATGCCGCCGCCGGAGAGGAAGCTGAATATTTTGTTGGCAAATTCCTCCACCGTCGCACCAAAGCCACTTTGTTTGGCAACCACATAGGGCTGCGCGTAGCGGCGAATGAATTGCAGCGCGTAGGGCAAGCCTTTTTTGCGCAGCTGTACCGCCGGGTAAGCACGGATGGCCAGCGGGTCGCCCTTGACGTTTTTGCTGTCGGCACGGCTGGTCAGCAGCAGGAATTTGACGTCAAGGTTCACCGTTTCGTCCGCCCCGGCGCCCTTGTAAAGCAGGGTACCGTCGGCTTTGGGCTCGTAGTTGTCGAGCTCGCCGCTTTTGTTGGCGATGCGATCCAGCAGCCACAGGCCGTCTGCCTCGCGCCGATAGACGTACTCGGCCACCGCGTAGCCACCCAGACGGGCGTTGATGGCAATATCCGCCAGTAACGCCATGTGGCCGCGCAGGTTTTTGTAGAGACGGTTGATGGTTTCCTCTGCCACGTCCTCACCCCAGATGCGCCAGTTCTTGGCAAGCATCGCCGCACGGATGTCCTCGCGGCAGCTCTCAAACTCGTCATCAAGGCTGGTGATTTTTAGCAGCTCCATCCGCGTCAGCCCCAAATCGGCGAGCAGGGAGTCGGCGGTTGAATTGTCCGCCCATTGTGAGAGCGCCAGACCGGTATCGGTGACCAGCGCTTTCAGGTCTATTTTCGGCGTCTTCTTGTCTTTACCAAGACCAAACATGCTTACTCCTTACAGGGTGGGTTCGGGGATTTGCACCGGGCGCATGCCTTGCGCGCTGCCGCCGCTTGCCACCGCACCTGCCCACAGCATATGCAGCGCATCCGGCCCATCGTCATGGTCGGCTTTGGGGTAGTGGCGCAGCTGGTCAATCAGCGTTGCCTGCTCTTGCTGCAGCAGGATGAGGCCGTTGGCAATGTGCGGTTGCAGGCTCTCAATGCGCAACGCTTTGTCGCTGTGCGGGGTAACCGCGCGCGCCGGTACCGGGATGCCACGCGCCGCGCTGCGTTTAATCAGTTCGGTGCGCAAAAATTCCTGAAACTGTACCGCCTCGACAAACCACACTTGGCAGTGGTAGCGCTGGTGCAGGGCGATGACGTCCTCAATGATGCGGTCGGGCAGGCGCTTCTTGATTTGCGCCTCTACCACGTAGAGTTTGCCGGTCGCGCGCTCATAGCCGCCGACCAGGATGGCAGAGGGGTCGCGCGAAGCTCCCAGGCGGCCGAGTGAGGGGTCAACCGCGCCAAACCACAGCAGGTCAGGCGGTAGCGTCCCCCAGTATTGCAGGGCATTGGCAAAGGGCGCGTCCTCGCCGGAGACCGGGTCGTTCTGATATTCGCTGTCAAAGGCGGCATGGCCATCGCGCGCGCGCAGCTTCATCAGCTCAAGGATGGGGCGCGCCGACCAGCTCACCACCGCACCTTTGTCCATTGCGGCGCGATGCTCGGCGTAGTAGCGTTCGGCGGCGTCTTTATTGCTTTGGTAGCGCGCCTCCCATTCGTCCCACAGTGCCATGTTGTCCGGCCAGCGGATGACTGCCTTAAAGCGCGCCGTCGTCCAGCCGCTATTGGCAAGCGTCCGCGCCAGCACGCTGTCGTAGTGCAGGATGGTGCCGATATAGACCACGTCCATTTTTTCGCCAGCCGCGCCGAGTGGTAGCACGGTACGCTTCAGCCAGCCGTGCAGCTTGTCGCGCTGCGTCGGGCTGAGTACCTGCTCGTCGTTTTCGAGGTCGTCGAGGATAACCAAATCGGGACGATAGGCGCCGTGGCGCAGGCCGCGCAGTTTTTTACCGCTGCCTGCCACTTGCACCTTGATATTGTTGCCGGTGACGATGGTGCCCGCCTGCCACACGCGGCCGCCGCCCGCCACGTTGGGGAAATCAATGGCAAGGCGTGGATTGGCGGAAAGCTCGGTTTTGATGGCTTCCAGCATCGGATAGGCTTGGTCGATGCTTTCCATCACCAGCAGGATGTAGCGCTTGCGGCCGGTGATAATGCAGTAGAGGGTATAGAGCTGGGTCACGATGGTGGATTTTGCTTCGCCACGCGGCGCAGCAATGGCGTCCAGCTCGCTGCTTGGCGAGGCGAGGATGCGTGGTAGCCGCTCGAAAAGATAGCGGTGCAGGTCGCTTTTTTCCGGATGACGGACGTAGTGCGGGAAATAGTTGGCGACGAAATACTCAAAGCCGCTGACCGGGTCATTGACCGCTTCAATGCGGGCAGCAATGGCGCTTGCAGAATCGTCCCAACCGGCGTAATGTGCCTCAATGTTGGCGCGCAATGTTGCTGATAAGGCGGCAAGCGATTTTATAAATTCATTATTCTTCATGGTAAAAGATGAAATATTTTTTAAATCATTCAGAGTTTGAGCTTTTACGGTTTCTAGCAGAAACAGCACGTGGAACTTGGACGTATGGTTACAACCTCCAACAAGCGCTTGTTTCGCAACCGTTTGCCGATTTTGTTCAGCTTGTTGAGCTTCCTCTTCATTTTTTGGAAGAGAAAAAATTGATTGAGATAAAGGTAGTTGAGCAGGGTTACCTTATTTCTTCTACGTTTAAAGTAAAAATTACTGAGGCTGGTTATAAACGTTTCTTGGAAGAACAAGATAATCTTCATAAGAATCAGCAGTTTCTTCCAACAACAGGGCTCTAATCATTTCAAATCCCGCTCCAACTCAACCCCAAAATCTTCCAGCACCTCCAAAAACGCTCCGAGTAATTCGGGGCGTTTTCGTTTGAGGTAATCAGCAAGGCGGTTAATCACTTCCAGCGCGGTCGCCAGGCGTGAGGTTTCCGGCAGCAGCTTACGGTTGGCGGATATTGCCTTGTTGTAGCTGTCAGAGAGCGAGGTGAGCAGTGCCACCCGTTCGGCGGCGTCCATCTTCACGTTGCCAAGCTCATCCATCGTCGCTTTGAATTGCAGCACCAAGTCGGTGAGCAGTTGGCGCGCGATGTCTTCGAGGCTGCCGCCTGCCATCGTGTGCGCGGCGCGCACGCGCTCCCAGTCGTCGCCTGCCTTTTCCGCGCTCGCCTTCCAGCGGCGCGCGGTGGCAACGCTGACCTTGCATAGCTCGGCTGCTCTTTCGAGACTTAGACGCTCAAAGACGTAGAGGCGGCGCAACTCGGCGCGGGTGCTCTGCTCATGCGCCACGGCTTACCCTCCGAATTTGGCGCGGATAAATTCAATGCCCAGGTGGACGATGCCGCCGCCCACCATGCCGCCGGAAAATCCGACGACGGCGGCTCGCCGCCCTTGTTCACGTTCCAGTTTGTCGAGGCGCTCCAGCAAGCGGCTGTTTTGCGCGTGAATGTCACGCATCAGGCGCAGCATTTCTGCCGTTTCGCTTTCTGCGGATCGCGGGTCAGTAATAATTTGCGTCATGATTTGTCTGCTTTCCTGTCCAGTTTGTCGTTTATTTTTTCCACTTGTGCCCTGACGTCTTGCATCAGGTGGTAGAGGCTTTGGTAATCCTTGCCGGCATCATCGCGCCGCTGGTAGCGCTCCTTGACGTCTTCGATGGCGCGCTTGTTTTCCTTGCCGCGCTCATCCACGCCGCGCACCCAATACCAAAGAACGCCGGAGAGCAGCGTCAGCAAGGCGCCATAGAGCATTTGCTCGGTCATTGCCGCTGCCTCATGCAACGCGCCCGCCAGGTCTGGTTGTGCGCCAGTACCTGCCGCAGCGTTTCCGGGGTATCGGCGCGTGAGGCGCGGATAACCCGGTAGGCGTGGCAGCCGCTGTCAATGACGATAGGCGGTCGCGCGCAGGCGGTGAGTAGCAGGGCGATTAACGCGGCTTTAACAGCGGTTTTAATCACGCAAATCCCCCTGTTTTTGCAGCTCGCTGATGACGGCGGCTTCATCAAGACGTTCAACGTGGTAGTCAATTTCGGCGCGCTCGCGTGCTGCTGCCAGCACGCGGTTTTGCGCGGCAATGGTGCGTTCGGCGTCGGCGAGTTTGCCTTGCAGGCGTTTGGCGCGCCCCAATGCCAGCCACAACAGCGCGCCCAGCAGGCCGCAGAGGCCGAGCAGGGTCAGGATGAGGTTAATCATGGCTTTCCTCCTCGTTATTCAGGCAGGTCAATTCGGCATCCGCGGGCGCATAAACCAGCAGCTCGTTGTTATACGATGTGGGGAGTAGGCTAAATTTCCAGCCGTCTTCAGGATCCAAAGGGCGGGATTCATCCAGTAACGACACGCCAATATGCCAGCAGCCGTTTTCACGATATTTCCCGGTAATCAGTACGCCTTCGCCATCGCGGCGGCGCAAGCTGAAGCGGGCTACTTCGTTGAAACAGGAGCAATCAAGGCCGGTTTTATCTTCTTCAAAGACGTCAACCGAATGTCCTGCAAAGCGATAGGGTTTGGCGTCTTTCATATCTTGTCGGTTCATTCTTTTTCTCCTTCATAGCGTGCGCGGTAGGCGGTAACGGCGCCCTTGCTCACGGTGAGGCCGCCGCAGTAGGCGGCGTAGGCAATAAATAGCTCGCTCGCCGAGTCGCGGTCAAAGACAACTGCCAAGAGCAACACCAGCGACAACACCACAAAGCCCGCAAACTGGATGGTGGCGGTAGTCGAGAGGCGGCCGTCGGCGTTACTCACCAGTTCATAGGCCTTAATCATGACGTGCCTCGCAGATATGGCCGGGGAGCGGTGCCATGCCGCCCGCCAACCAGTCAGCGACAGTAAAGCCGGGGCAGATTTTCAGCCACTCGTGTGGTTCTACCGTGCCATCGCCGTCAATGTCGGGGGAGAGGTCACGGTGGCCGCAAATATGCGCCTGCGGGTAGCGTGCCTTGAGATCGCGCACCAAGGCGGCGAGCGCCTCCCATTGCGACGCCGTAAACTGGTCGGTGCCGACCATGCAGATGCCGATGCTGTGCGCGTTGTGGCCTTTGACGTGCGCGCCCATTTCCAGCTCGTGCCGCCCCGGCTCCACCGCACCATTGGTATCAATCACATAGTGGTAGCCGATGTGGCGCAATTCGCCGTTATATTTGCTGATGTTGTAGTCCAGACGACGGAATCCGCGCTTGGCGTGCCAGCCGTCAATAACCTGCGCCGCGCTTTGTTTGCTGCTTCCGAGCGCCTGCCCGTTAGTACTGGCGGCGCAATGAATAACGATTTTGTCAATGTGGTACATGGTTCTGCTCCCGTGGATGATGGGCGGCAGTATGTACGCGCGCGCGTAAGCGCTTGTAGTTGCCGCTGTTCAGCGGGCAAAGAAAAACCCCGCACGGGGCGGGGTTCGGCAACTGTTGCGTAATAGTTGAAAGTTCAGTTGTCGGGATTACTTGATAACTGCGGCGCGATATATCAGACCATGAGAAACAAGGAATAGATGGCATATCCTGCGCAGGCGGTGATGGTGACTGCCATCAATATGGCCAAAACATGTTGTGATTTAAAGAGTTTTTCCAGTTTTTGTGTCTGTTTTTCCCATTGTTCTGTAAGTGTTTGCGGGATTTTTCCTGAAGATTGGTAATCATCCAGCTCCTCTTCGAGGTGCTGCAATACTTGTACCTGATTGATGAGTGCCATAAAGCACAGCGCGCAGTAGAGCAGTAATGCTACATGTCCAATCCATGAACCAGTTTTGGCGAAGAGGTTCAAGGCGGTGGCGGCGACAGGCAGGGCAAGCACTTGTGAGAATATTTTGCTCAAGGTGTCGTTGATGCGGGTTACGAATTTTTCGCTGCTTTCTTCCAGTTTTTTGACAAATTTTTCATAGCGGAAGTTTTCCATATACAGGCTGTATTGTCCGCGCACCTCTTTTTCCAGTAGCGTGAAGTTTTCCAGCAAACGGGCGATATTCCAGGTGCTTTCTGCATGTAATAGATTGCCAAGCGCAAAGGAGAAGATTTGCCGTTTTTCTGCCTGATGTCCTTCATCGCCTTCCTGAAGCCACAGGCTGAAGTTGCGGATTTTTTCTGCTTGCCCAGCGCTGATCGTGCGCATAAGTGCCGTCATTTCCAGCGCTGCGTCCTCGCTGAAGACGCAGCGCACTTCAATGGCGTTTTTGCCGAGAAAAATTAGCGTATTCCCATGCCGATACCCCATACCCGGCAGCACTTGCAAGAAGGCAAAGACGGCATTAATGGCATCATCGCCAATCCGCCGCGCGTCTTGATGCGCCACTGCCCATCGATGGAAAAACGATTCTCGCAGCTCGTCTTCCGTGCGGATCTCTTGCAAGCTGTAGTTGTTCCAAAAATCTTCATAGCCGGCAAAAGGCAACAGATTTTTATGGGGTCTGAACTCAAATTCCACAGACTTGCCAACTTCCACATCGGACAAAAACTGCAACCCGGCCTTGTCTTTTGCCTCAAGAAGGCATGCCTTAAGGCGGTTGGCCGCATCCTCATCTTGTGGCGTACACTCGCCACGCAACAGCTGCGGTTTTTTAGGGTCGGGTATGTTCAGTCGGTCGGCAATGTCCAGAAAATAGGTGTTCATCTCTTATTCAATTGTGGGTATTGTCCTTGCAGCCTGTTCTTCTCGGCCTCATCAATGCCGATGGTTAGATAATGCTGTCCATCGCTGGTGGTTATTTTTACCTTGCGCCCCAGTTCATCCTGGTTGCCACGCACGGTAACACCACTTTCAGGCAGCACGATTTTGAATTTTTCAAACCCGTCCAATGCGCGCTTTTCCGGTTTGAAAAAAGAGTTCAGGTCAACGCCGTTTTCCTGCCGCCATGTTTGGAACCCGACGGCATCGATGCCTTCACGCTGCATCATATTATGCAACAGGGGGTCTATGTCTTCTTCAAGTTGCAGGTGTTCATCTTGCTGCTGCTTTTGGCGCATCATCTGCAAAATTTCTGTTCGCGCCTTCTCCTTGACCTCATCATTTTCCACAAGGGTCTCATCCAGATAACGATCCAGTGCGACCATCAGTTCCCGGGTGGATTTACGATCGTCTATTTTTGTGCCGACCGGGATGTAGTCTTGTATGTAATCGGGCAAACGGCTGTTACGCCGCTCAATCCAGCGTACATAGGGCTGCGCTTCAAATGCTGGTGGTGCGTGGTAGTGCTCCTGCATGGCTTGCAAATCCACGCGCACGCCCACTTTCAGTGCATCCTTGTCAATCACCGCAATGTCGGAGAGCTCACCTTGTTCATTGATATTCAAATAGTTATTAAGACTAATCAGGGTGAGTAGCAAATACTTTCGTCCGTTTTTACGGTAAAAAATTACCGGCACATACTCACCGGTAGTCGCACTTTTCTTGCTAACGTGGTAGAACAGACCCTCCAGCAGCTTTTGCGATACATTTAAATACTTCTCATCATTCTCAAAGGAAAAATCCGTATCTGCCAGAATTTTGGACAGGGTTTTGTCAGTATCAAACCCGCCACTTGAAGACCGGTTACTGCCGCTCTTTAGCAAAATATCTTCCGCATTTTCTACAAATTTATTCAGATGCTCATTTTTGCTATGCAAGGCATCTCGCAAATCTAAATGGCTGTCTTCCTCACCTGCAAACTGCGGTTTTACAATACGATGGATGACACCTGCCAATATTTCAAAATCATCACTGTTGGCCATTTTATGCTCCTTTACTTGCTCCATTTCACTACACCAGCCGCTTTCTATCGGCCTGTGTGGCTGTAAAATCTATCGGTTAGTTATGTAAAGTGCAAATGTTTCTGCAACAGAACGACTGTAATACAGTAGGTATTCAGTTACAGACGGGCATATACGCCGCGCGGTATTTTTGGTTCTTTTTTTTTCAGGAAACCTGCATTGTCGCCGCCCGGCGCGGCGGATAGCCAACCGCCTTCAGCGCAGGGTGTAAATATTTTTGCAAGAAGTCTTGCTTTTGGATTTAGGTACACCTAAAATGTATCCGCCAGCTCAAGGGGAGTCTGACAAAGCAAACCCCCGGCTTTGCAGACGGGGGCTCACCGAAAGGACTATCCGATGAATACGCTCATCAAAATAGTTGTTCTGGTTACGCTTTTAATGTTGGCAATGCCAGCTTGGTAAACCAGACAGGGGGCGGTGCCAGCCGCTCCCTCTTTCAGCATCATACACAACCGGGGAAGTTTTGCAAATGGCGCTCAATTATCAGTCTCAAGCCCAAAAAAAATCGGACGAAAAGCGCGGCATGGTCGCCAAAAGCTACAAGCTGCCGCGCGCGCTGGTGGATGACATCGCCCGCGCCGCCACCGCCTCCGGCAAGCCGCAGGCGGTGATTATCGCCGAGGCCTTTGCGCTGTGGCAGGCGCAATATGAAAACCCCGCATAGCGGGACAGTAGGGCATAAAAAACCCCCGCGCACGGGGGGGTAGTTCCGGAGCTTGCCTCGCGTGCTCATT